CTGAATGATTTTAAACGATTCTGGTAATGTTAAATTACTCATTTTTATATCCTCCGTTATTTTATAAAATTATCTTGCTGCGATTCTCACAAAAGGACTCACTGTTGAACCGGTACCCTTGAAAGGCGTAATGGCTGAAGAAAGTCTCGGCTGTCCGTCAAAACTATAAACAAACCTGAATGTAGTCTGCCCATAATCGAACTTAAAATGTATTGAACTGGCTTCATTAATATTTCCATAATCAACACAAAGATACTGAGACAAATCAACAAGCCAAAGGTCGCCAGCGTCTCCAAGAGTTTCTGCCTGTTCGATAAATACAACAGGATATCCAAGAATCGATCCGGTGTCTCCAGGTCGTCGCGCAGGAACATAAAGTTTTGCCATGCTTCCGCCTGTACCTACTGAATAAGACAACTGCATCAACTGTTGAAATACGTTCCTATTAGCAAGCCAAATTACTGCGCCGTCGCCTGATCTGATATTAAATCGTTCAAACATCTTCAGGATATTTTCAGTAACGATTGTGTCTGCATCCTGTCCGGCTTCTTTTGCGATACTGATTTTACAATCTGCGTTTTTAAGGCCAAGTGCCTGACCTGCTCCGGTGCCTTCCATGACCAAATCCTGAGTTTTAAAAGCAAATTCTTCGGTAAATAACTGTCTCATTTCCTGACCAAGAAAGGTTGCGTTCATAAGAATTTTGTCACTTGCATAATAAAGCCCGGTCATTCGTTCAGGTGCTAATTTGATTTTCTCAAACTTGGTTGAACTGGATGTGATCTCTGAAAGCTCTGCATCCGTATAAACTCTTACACCGCCACCCCTTGAACCGTCTGCACGATTTGTTTCGTCAATACCGACTATCTCAAGTGATTCTGAACCGGTTATGGTTCGTTTCTGGCAGCGTTTCAGCACTTCTGAGTTGTTGAACCCGTTTGTCATAAGGTCAATCGAAGATTCTGACTGTAACAAAAATCCACCTTCTGAACCTATCGCCTGATTCTGTCCACTTCCTGCTGCTCTGTCTTCAAATAAAGGCCGCATTGAGCGATCTTCAAAGGCTTTAGAGATTTTACCCTGCCGTTTTTCGATCAAAGCCAAAGACCGTTTTGCGCTTAACTCAAGTCTTTTACTGGCAGCCGCAATAACTTCGTCTCCGCCCATTCTGGCTTCTACTGTAGCAACATCCACCATTTGCTGACCAAATGCCGTCGCCGAAGTTCCCCTGTAAACTGGATGATCTTCAATTTCAGCATCAAGTGTTCCTGCGTTGTCATCGGTGTTGTCGTTTAACAGATCATCCATTGCTACCATGCGTTTTTCAGCATCAATGTCTTTTGTAAGCTGTTCGGTCTCCGATAACAGTCCGTCACGTTCCGTTTTAATGTCCGCTGTCAAAGCCTCTCCTTCAAGTGCCCTGATAGCCTTTAGTCTCTCGATCTTGTCTTTAAATAATTTCCTAAGTTTTTCTAACTTATTCATTTTAAGTCCTCCGAATGCTCTAATGTTAAAATATCAATTGCTAAGTTCCTTGCTTCATCCTCGGCGGTCACGCCATTCCCCTCGTCGGTCACGACTGGAGTTATACATTCTTTCGCTTTCTCAAGTGTTCTTACTGCCACTTTTGTTGATGTATATGCAGGATAAACAACCGGCGAAACGTCAAAAAGTTCTTTAACTTCTGTTATTGTGCGTTTCGCTGTGCCGTCTTTCTCTTTCCACTCATCCCCGTTTTCTGCCACTGTAAATCCGAATGACATCTGAGATATATCCCCTCTGTCAATGCTTGTTTGCAAATCACGGGCGTATTGTGTGTCTGGTAGGTCTATCTCTACCTTTAACCCTTTTGAGTCTTCTGCAATGCGTAGGGTTTTAGGTGTCCGACCTAATGGTAGCTGGTTTGAGTCGTGATTATACAAAGCTCTCACGTCTGAGGTCATAATTGCCGTTTTAAATGCACCAGGCTTTATTCTTTCGACAAATCCGCCCAAATCCTCCGACCACGAATTGAACCTTGCGGCATATCCTACCAGCATAGGTGTTTTGTCTTCATCTGCTCTTATTTCAAACTTAAATTCTCGTTCATCTATTTTTCTATTTTCCATTTTCTTACCTCTTATATAGTTGATAGATAGCAATCACACCCGCGGTGGAGAGGAGGGTGAGTTTTCATACCTCTTATCTTCATAGGTGCCTCTGCCCCTTCTGGGTTTAGCTCTTCACCATCATTCACAAATACCTGCCCGGAACTTACTCTTTTACCTGAAAGACTTTTACAAAATGGACAGGTTTTTGCACCCCTTATTCTCCATACAGTAGAAAGCCCTGCGCTGAAAGCTACTGCCTGATAAAAAGCATTGCTTGATCTGGTTGTCTCATTCGTAGCAATTTTTTCAGGTCTTTTTTCCCTCCACTCGTCAACTCTTACTTCAAGTTCATCAATTCCATCTTTAAGTAAAGCCCGTAACTGACCTAATGACGAGGATGTGTGTCTTAATGCGTATGTATCTATGTAATCATTTACAAATTTATCAAGGTCAACATCTTCCAGCCCCATCTCCGACATACTTTCTTCGATTATCGCATCTGAGAATGATTTAATGACAGGGCCAAGTTCTCTCTTTATCTTATCTGGCATACCATTGTAAAAATCATCAAGCCACGATTCCATGTCAGAGACAGCCCTTAATTTTCTAAATTTCGCAACTTTATTTTTAACCGCATTCCCTTCAAGGTTTACAATCCGTTCTGCTGCCTGAAAAAATAATGGATAAAACTGCCTTGTGATTCTATCTCTTGTCTGAATTGATCGGTTTTCTTTTAATGATCTAATTGCTTTTTCTTCTGGTTTTTTTTGTTCTTGAGCTTGACCGGCCATATCCAACGGGACCATGTTAAGCATGACATACTTTTGATCTGCCGCCGGATTCGGGTCTGGGTTCCAATTCTCTTTTGCTCTAATTTCGTTAGGTGAAATGCCGCCGACCTGAAATATTTTATTATAATACTCGGCTCGTGCCTGTGAGTCCGCCCGTAACAACCCGGCGACATTAAATTCTGCAAAAAGACCTGATCTCCGGTCTTCTTTTGATAGTAGTTGTTGATTTATACAGGTCTCGTAACGGGTTATTCTATGGATTAAGCAACTGTCAAGATAGCCTTGATTTTCTTGCTCTGTGTTATTTCGATTTGTGTTTGCTTGATAAATTCCGACCTTGTGGCCAGGTACGCCGTAAAAGCCGGCTATTTCTTGTTTCTGGAACTCTCTACCTTCCAAGAATTGAGCATCTCTTAAGGGCATGCTTAATGGTGTGAATGTTTCGTCATTTTGTGTGATTAATATTCCGTGGCTGTTTTTCATTCCAGCGTATTCTTTTTTTATTGACGCTAAATATGCTTCTCTGCCTTCGCCAAGCTCCTGCGGGATATTCATTACGGCCCCGATATTCATGCCCTGCCCAAAATACCTTGACGCAAATTCGTCGTTTGCAATTCCCAGCCCGACTGCTTCACGGATTATATTTATTATTGACAACCCAATAATTCCGTTAAATCCAAAACCGGGAACGTGAAACATATTCTCTTTTTTCTCAGCATATTCCTTACCGCCGGGGTCTCTCCACTTGTATATTAATTTTCCTCTTTCGTTTCGCTTTACGTCTACGGCCCCAGGATTAATAACCGGGAATAATGCTATGACTTGATTTAAATTGTTACGTTTTACCCTACCGTAATGATTGCCCCACAACTCAATGTGTCCGTTTGCCGCTTGTCTGTACTGTAATGAGTTTATTTCGCTGTTCGCTTCGGTATGTAGGACATTGTAAAGAGGGTGATCTAAAACAATTTCTTTCCCACCGTCTGCTGATTTACGATATAGGTTCAGCGGGAGCCGTGCAAGGTCTGCTGAGATTAGCATGACACAACGTGCAACTGTAAGGTATTTCATAGCCGATTTTTCAGAAACTTGTGTGCCTGACTTAGTTCCTGAACCTGCTACGTTATACCAAAAGTCGCTATCTGCCCCTAATCCTGCTGTTTTTGTGCTTCTTGTAAACCATTTAAGGATATTCGGGAATACCATTCATTCACCCTTGCTAAAATAAAAAAAGCCCACCCGTTAGAGTAAGCCCCATAATTTGTTATATATATAAAAAAAGTGCCTCATATTCCCATATAAGACACTCTTTATTGTGTGTTGCAAGTTTGTTATACTATATGTAGTATTTACTAATTATTTTATAAGCAGTTTTCTCGTTATTACAAAATGCTCGCATGATTTGCAATTCTCAAAATTCTTTTCTTCACCTGAGAAGCTCAAACAGTCTTCTCTTGAGATTGCCTTATCTTGGTCAGGACATTTTATCATTTCAAGTTCAATTTCTTCCGGCGGGGTTACGCATTCTCCTTTGCTAAGTATGTTCAATCCGTGCAATCTGCTTTCGATTAGATGTGGGCTATTGCAGGCAATGTAAATATCAGCCATTAATTTTACTCGCTTGTGAACCTCCTTATAAATTTTAAGTTTTGACGTTACCTGTTCAGGTGTGATCTTTCCAGCATCAAGCTGCTTTACCATTTTCCGCATTTCTTTTATTTCTTCTATCATTAATCCCATTTGTAAGCTCCTTTTCTAATCTGTAAAAAGTTAAAAGTTCTCGTTTTAGTTCAATCATTTCTGGGGTTATGTCTTTAAAATTTAAATTTGTTCTTTGAGTAAGCCGGCTTTTTATATAACCATCTGTTAATTTACCACTTTTTAACTGCCAAAGGATTTTATCCCGAGCTTTACGTTCAGGTCTTTGATTATAATCTTTTGCATGGGCTTTCTTATAGGTTTTACGTTCAGGTCTTTGATTGTAATCTTTTTGTTTTGCTTTACGTTCAGGTGTTTGATTACGAACTTTATTATAAACCATTATATGGACTTTACGTTCAGGTCTTTGATTGTAATCTCTCTTACGTAAATTTACACATTCTTTACATCTCCATCCATATCCAACCTTACAACTATTGTTTTTTGAAAACTCCTCAATATCCTTTTCAGCTCCACATTTTTTACAGATTCGTTTCATTTTTTATCCAATTTCTTACATTAATCCATTTACTTTTAAGCCATATAAACCCTTCCATATCTTTTTCGTCTGATGGATTAATAAAATCCCCGACATAAAAGAGTTTTACTCCACAACCTATGCACTTTTTTTGTTTTCTGTTGACTCTTATATATCCACAACCGGCCGGACATATTATAACTTCTGGTTTCCTCATAATAGATCCATTACATCGACCTTAATGTAGCCATGACAAGCCCGCTTAAACATAGCCAAATAAAAAATATTATTATCCCTGCTGGAATTGCGGCGAACGCCCATTTAACCATGAAAGTTACCATTGACATGAATGGCATTTTAATTTCTGTTACTTTTACTTCATTCATTTTTCTGCTCCTTTTTTGGTTTGTCGAAATAAGGGGATTTACATTTGGGGCATATTCTGATTTCAATCTTGCGAGGAACCCAAGTATGCCCACACCTTAAACACTTTATTCTATTTATTTTTATTCTCATGTTTATAGGTATTGTACATAAGTAAGTTTATGTCAATGTTTATTATTATTATTTTTTTGCTCTGGAAAATCTTCTTCGGTGCATTCATAAAATCCACATTCAGGGCATCTATATTTCCTGATACGTTTATTCTTACTTATCATTCTGCTATCAATAATTTTTAATTTAGTTCCGCAATGTGGGCATTTCATTTTTACCTCAGTTTATTTTATTTCAAGCTCGCAATTTACAATTACAGTTTTATAGTAGAGATCACCGGCTTCAGTGTTATTTATTCTGCTAAAGCCTATTTTAAAAATCTCGACTCCTGTTTTGTCTTCAAAATCACGGACTAAATTATATAAATCTCTTATAAATTTTTCTTTCGGTGTCATAATATATTCCTTTCATATTGTTGTTGGCATTATTAGTTTTCTCGGTGGCTGGCTCCTCAATAATCTATCAAGAGCGTAAAGCATAGCCACTATACCGTCTATCTTCCCTTGAGACTTGTCTTTGTCTGGTTTAATGTAACCATCAATGTCAGGAGCTCTCACGGCCACAGAATCAGCCATAAATCTAAGTATAGGATTCCCGCCGTGATTTAGTTTCCGCTTT